TATTCCGAGCCTCTAATGCATCGAAATTTGGATTCATAATAGCAATAGCAGCTTGATTGTAGTTTCTAATATCAAATGGTTCATTTCTTTTACGTCCTGGGCGTAGCACCCATTGCTCTTTGAAATGGCCATTAACTAATTTAGACACTTTCATTTCTGCTAATAGGCCCTCGAAGTATTTCTTCCCATACCCTTTTTCATGGTCTTTTGGGAAATGGCAATACCTCGGCTGGCCCTTTTCTTGGTTTAAATCGCTATAAATTTGTTCCTTGCCCGTATCTACGCCAAGCTTAAATAATTTAGTTTTGTACTTTTTCAACTTTGTAGGCAGACCATCAATCAAGTCTTTACCTGCACCGCCTACGCCCTTAATAGGGTAAACGCGCTTATGCCATCTAGTTGAGCAGTACTTATATACCGATTGGGTCTTACTACCTCCGGAGTCAATACACGTAACTGATACGCCACGCTTTCTGCCGTCTGCATAAGACCATGTACGGTTTAAAATAATATCATCCAATTCTTTCCATACGGCGTCATAGGCAGGGTCTCCATATAATCTGAAGTATTGTATACCCCAGCTCTCATAATCTTTCCCCCAGCCAACGATTTCACACTCTAAGCGGTCATCCTGGGTATCGACGCCACAGGTTAAGAGTAGTACTCCGTCTGGTAGCTCCGCTCCGTAGTCCTCCCTGCGTTCGTAAAGTTCTTCCGATTGCAGCGTTTCTGTATCCTCTTCGTAAGGAATACCCATTTCTGTATTAAAGAATGTCTTAACGCCAGCCGTCCCGAGTTTAGTCGCCTCTTCGTATTTATCTTGAAGTTTCCCCCAGGATGCCCAAGGCGAGCCAAACGCGTTCATGTGAAAGCTTCGGCAATTGTACTTCTTTAAATTCTCCGGCGCTTCCGCAATCCATTTGCCCTCTCGATACAGTTTCTTCCACTCGAACTCTTCGGATAGTGTTCCGCAATGATCACACGCCAAGTAGTACTTGCCTGTGTCCTCGTCTGCGTGGAATTTATCCCATGACGGATATACATATTCACCACAAGCAGGGCACTTAATATGCCATACCTCTTGCGTACCGCCTAGATACAATTTCTCTATCCGGCTGGTACCTTTGGCCAATGGCGTAGAGGCGTACACGTGCTTTCGATTGTAGAACGTATTAGTACGCTTTTCTGCTAGGCTCAAAGGGTCGCCTTCCGTGCCTGCTGATGCTGGATAGCGGTCAATTTCGTCCGCTAGTAATACACGAATTGGCCTAGATGCCAAATCTGCTGGGGCGTTCGCACCGACTAATGTCAGGTACCCACCTGGAAAGGTCTTATTCAATACCGTATTGCCACTGTCCCGAGATTTTACATCGGCCATTTTATCGTTCAGTACTTTTGTATCACGAATAAAGGGAGCAATACGAGTTTTGGAAAATTCTTTAGCTATATCTTTGGTTGGCTGCATGAACATAATTGGTGATGGAAAGTAGTCTATAAAATAACCCAACACATTTTTAATGAGCTGGGTTTTACCAATTTGCGAGCCTGTCATGTATACTATTTTTTCAACATCAGGGTCACTCACCGCATCAAGCATTTCCTTTTGATAGGGTGCTCTATCAGTAGAATACTTCCCTGGTTCGGCGCTATCCTCTGTGGAAAGCACCACGTTGGCGTTGGCCCATTCCGAAGCAGTAAACTTTGGTGGTGGCTTTAATACACTGGCCAATCCTTTGAATAGGTTGCATGTGTGTTTCAATCACCTTCACCTGCCTCGTCGTCATCTACGATGATATCATCGGACTCATCGTGGAACATGGTAGGGTCATATTCCGACAATTCTGTTAAGCATTCATTCACCTCATCAAGAAGTACATCTTGAATAACTAACAGATTCGTCTCCCCTAACACTTTAGGTGCTGCTTTTAGTGGCAACGCCTGGAGCTTACTTTTAAAGTTATTCAACATTCGATTCATTACGGCTTTAACTGTGTTCGAGCGGTGCAATTCTCCATTCATGATCTTCAGTTTGTTTTCTTCAATCATCCGTTTAGTTCGAGTTAACAAAGTTCGTTCCGCATCATACCCGCCTTCACGTGCTTTCTTTTCGAGTTTACTTTCTCCAGTTTTATACGCAACAAAGGCTTGTACTGTTTTCGCAATGTTATACTGTCCGCGTTTTTCCTTTTCGAATATACCATCCTCAGTCAACTGCTGAACTCGTCGAGAGCTGATTCCGAGTACTTTTGCCACAATTTTAGATGATACTAATTCGTCAACAATGGATACGTTCGTCACAGTCTCGCCTCCTTTCAAAAGTTGACCGTTTTGAAGCCGAACAGCAGTTCGGAAAAATAACTAACTAGCTATTCCGCGGGGTTCGGATGACCCACGCAAAATATTTTTCATTTGGAGTACCTTATAGGCCCCCTATTGAGGCTGAGGCCCTAGCCCCCATACATGCCCCCTCGCCAGTGCTGTTTGCGTGAATGTTTCATCATATCTTTAGCAAAGGCTTTGGCTTTGCAATTACCTTTACTGCCAAGGACAATAGCATTAGCAGTACACTTATTACGTTTGTTATGTAAACAATCTTTAATATGGCATGTAATATCTGTCATACTATTCTCTCCTTTCTGTTGGCAGTTAGATTCTATTTTATTTGTAGGCTTAATCAATATCACCATAGGATGGTAGTAATTTGTTATAGTTAAGTACTCAAGGAAATCTCTTACATTATGTATTGGTTGTAGTTAAACAAGGCTATTATATTTTATGTCCAAGCATCTCAAAGGTGTCGCGAATTTATTTTGATATAGTTTGTTATTTGAAAGGATTACATTTGCATTACGAACAGGTACCCCCCATGATGATATTGATTAAACCTGCATAATACAAAAGGACGCCAAGTACATCTGGCGTCCTTTTCTTATTCACTTCCTGTGAAGTTTCCCAACTTTCACACCTACAGTATACCACATGTCGATGTATCGTTTTGTATCGTTTTGTATTGTCAACGCTATTTCAATCTAGCACGTATACGCCCTACCTCTACTAGGGCCCTATCGTGTAGCTCGCCACGTACTCTTGCCTCGCTATAGAATAGGATACCTGCTAGCTCTTTCCAACTCTTCCCCTGTACGTAGCGCTCAGTCAGTAAGACCGCCAACTCATTCGGCCGTACTTGGCTAATCACCCAACGGACTTCTGCCTTAATGGCTTTTAACCTTTCTATTTCCTTTCGTTGCAGTTCGACACATTGCTCAATACCCGCTACTATACCGGATAAATCGCCGCAATGCCCGCCGGATATCCTATCCTTGCTGTAGTCCGTGGCGGACAAGGTATCCGCCTTACGTTCTATCTGTGCCTCAATATCACGCTTAATTGAATCTATGCGGTCATCAATTCGTAATATTTGTTGCATATACTCTTTATCGGTCACTCTTCCGCCCCCTTGCAATATCTCCATATCTCGTACAGTTTGTATTGGTCCTCGTGCTTGCGGCTCACTGTCCATGGACTTTTACCTTCAGCATACACAAGTGCGTTACCCGTGCCGCCCCATACATCATCAATACGATAGAAATGCCTATGATACCAATGCTTATTGTCATTTGATACTAACACGCAGTCACCTTGTTTAAAGTGTTCCATTCCCCATCACCTCATTGATGTATCTATCCAAATACCACCGTGCTTTTTTTAGATCTTCGAGTTTATCACCCTTGTACCCGGCACGTGCAATATACTTGATGACATTGCCAAGATGATATGGGAGTTGTTGATCTTCGATAAAGTCAATCACTTCAATCTTACCTCTGGTGTAATGTGATGGATGATTTACGGCATCGTGCTTAATATTGCCATACAGTTTATCCTTATCTTCAACAGTTGGTACATAAACAGTTAACTTTTTACTGTCTTCGGTGTGTCTTTCTTCTGTCTTTTTACTGTCTATCTTCTGTCTATCTTCTGTCTCTTTACTGTCTACTGTAGTCATGTTTGCTTCCTCCTCAACTTCCTTCTTGGATTTATGACAGAATTTAATTGCACAATCAGGGCAATATTTACGGGGCCTGCCCTGTGGCTTTCTAAAATATTCAAACGGCTCCCCGCATCCTTCGCACTCTCTAACTTCTAATTTAGTACCGGCCGGCGGAGGCGTCATAACTTCCATGCACTCCGGACAATAATCTTCCGAAGTTTTAACCGTAAACTTCGTGCCACACTTTCTACATTTTTTTTGCATGATACTTTACTCCTTGTACAACTCTTTACGATATTTAATGGCTTCAAGTAGCGCATCTTGCCCTACTTCTTTACGCTCCAATGCTCTCATCACTTGCTCGTCCATCGTGCCTTTTGTTACTAGATGATGAATAATGACTGGTTGCGTTTGGCCTTGCCTATGAAGTCTTGCGTTAGCTTGTTGATATTGTTCTAGGCTCCAAGTTAGCCCATACCACACGATGATGTTGCCACCTGCTTGTAAGTTCAAACCGTATCCAGCCGATGCGGGATGGGCCAGTAACATTTGAATGTTTCCTTTGTTCCACTCAGCTACATCATCGTCGGTCTTTAATTCAACCGCTTTCGGAAAGGCTTTTTTAATCGCTTGTAGGTCATGTTTGAAATTGTAGAATACTAACATCGGTTTCCCTTCATTCGTTTCTACTAATTCTTTTAACCGCTCCACCTTCTCATTGTGGACGATAATTGTTTCACCTTCATCGGTATAGATAGCCCCATTGGCCAGTTGTAATAATTTACCAGCCAAGGATGCTGCATTGAGTGCACTTACATCGTCATCATCAACCAAGCTTAAGACATGATCACGTTCCATTTCTTTGTAAAGCGCCCATTCTTTGGGATTCATTTCCACTGTGATGACATTTTCGATACGTTCGGGCAATGTTAGATAATCTTTAGCTTTTAAGCTCATACAGATATCTTGCATCTTACCAAATATCGCAGTATCTCCGCCGGGCAGTAATCGGTAGCTATACACGATATGCCCGTTTGTTTTATCTGGTTTAAAATAACGATTGCGGTACTCTGTAATTGTTTTACCCAATCGGTCTCCGCCATCTAGCAAGTACATCTGCGCCCATACATCCATTAATGTATTCGGTGCCGGTGTACCTGTTAGAATCACTACTCGTTTGAAGAAAGGCCTCATCTTACGCATAGCCTTAAACCGTTTAGCCTGCGGATTCTTAAACGATGAACTTTCATCGATAACAAGCATGTCAAAAGGGAACGTCTTCTTACAATAGTATTCATACAGCCATTGCACATTCTCACGATTCATCACATAAATATCAGAATCGCTTTGAAGGGCTTTGATGCGATCCTTTTCAGGACCTAGCACAGATGCTATCTTCAAACAGCTTGTTTCATTCCATTTGTTAGCCTCTTGCATCCAGGTCGATTCGGCTACTTTCTTAGGTGCGATAAGCAGCACTTTCTTAATATCGAATTGATCATACATTAACTGCTCGATAGCGATTAATGTAGAAACGGTCTTGCCCAATCCCATATCAAGTAACAGTCCATAGTGTGTATGGTCAATGATTCTTTGAATTGCTATCTTTTGATATTCGTGTGGATGAAAGTCCATAAATCGCCCTTCTTATATCATCAACAAACAATGTAGCCCCTAATTTGCCGGTAACTACGGAAACGCTGGCACCCAGCTTTCGCATCCGTTCTATCTGCACGCGTTGATTGGGCCTTAATCGCCCATTCTCGTCCTTTAGTTCAGCGAACACGACTAGGCCACCCGGTAAGATTATAATTCTGTCCGGCACGCCATCATTTCCAGGTGATACGAATTTCATATATATGCACCCCAGATTTTTGAGTTGATTCCCCAACCAACGCTCGATGTCTTTTTCCATGTTCTCACCTCATTCTCAATAAATAATCGGCAACAGGCCTCAGCCTATATAAAATCTGGCTTCATCGGGGTTGTGTTGCCGATGTTTTGTTTTTTTTTCTCGTATATATATATACGCGTATTCGTGTTTTTCACGTGTATACGTATACAAGCACTTATTCATATATTTATTATTTTTAATTAACAGTAAATAATAGAAAACATCGGCAACAAATTGTATTTAAGATAGATAACAACTACGCCAAACGTGTTGCCGATTTTGTTGCCACATGTGTTGCCGTTGCCGATTTTTTAACTTATATCAAAGTTCATCGATGTATAGGCTTGTATAAAAACTATTTCGATGTATTTCGATACTTAAAAATTAGCTAATCGGCAACAAAAATCGGCAACACGATTATTTACGATTTTTAACTATCATTTTTGCCTTATTTTGGAGTGTACTGTCCTCCCTTATAAACGCTCTTTGCACGCCATACATCTTCCCAAATCGCATTTTACCAACGCTCTTTGAATAAGGGCTCCACCCTTTTATGGATTGCAAGATATCAATGATTTCTCTCGCCTTTGCGTTCTGCAGGTTCTTCCTGTCCCCCTCCATCACTTCACACCATATCTCAAGGGCACACACCCGCTCCCGCTGCACTGAACCACAATGATCGTCATCGCCATAGTTCCTGATATAATCGCGTCTATCAAAGATATCTAGCGACTCCCAATTTTCAGGGAGTAACATCTCAAGATATTCTTCAATAAGGCCTACGAGTTCACCACCTTCTGTATGGGATAATTGAATTCTTAAGGCTTCTTCCTCAAGGTCTCCCTCGAGTACTAACGATTCACCGTTAGACCAGTAATAGTAGGCCTCCGCCCATAATTGGTCGATGTCATCTTGCGTTATGTCCCAGGCGTGTTTCGTCTTACGATCTTTGTCGCCTGTGATTGGCCAGAATCGGCGGTTACCTGTACGGTCTTTGAGGAACATCAAATTATTCGTGGAACCGGCGAATACGCACTGGCGGGG